CAATTGGTAAAAACCAATCAACGACAAAACTGAAGGGTACGAGCTCCCAGATGACATTCTTTGGGTTAGTGAAGCCCAAAGTTGCTGCTTGGCGGGTTAGTTCGAAAGGAATCTGAAATGACGTGCCATATTTGACACGGATATCAGCCCTACGTATAACCGTACGATACGAAGTGTCACCTAGAGGAACTGTTACAGCTTTCTCGAAGGTGTGCTTCGCATGGCCATTGGATTTAAGCGGTGCCATCCGAGCAATATACTCGGCTAGCTGTTGAGCGGCGCCCTGTAAGTCGCCAATCAACGGCTTAATTCCATACTTCCACGCGAGGTAATCATTCGCTAACTCTTTACGAGAGGTAGGGAACAATATCTTGAAAGCAGACCAAACATCGAGCTTCTTCAAAGCGAAGATGCTCTTTGCAAGTCGCTTCGCGATATCGACGATCATATTGACCGTCAATAACCCTTGTGAAAGTTCAGTGAATAAGTCAACTTTCTGGTTTTGAAGTTTGAGGAAATGACGACGTAAGGCAATTTTGCTTACGCCTTCAATTTCATCTTTCCAGAATTCCAGAAGAGCAGCTTGACTCATCACTTCATCATCCTTAGTTTCAAAAGTAGGGTCAGAAGTGTACCCTACGCTTGACCAATCGATAGTAGAAAAATTACCGGTTAGTGAAGCATAGCCAAGGATGAAATCGTTACTTAAGTAATTGGAATCAGTACATGGGGTATTAAACTTATAAATAACCCCATCACATGTTCCGTTTACATAAGCGGTTTGAGACCAGTACGTTAAATCGTTCACTTTAGAGTATAAAGGGAGCTTGTTGTTGTGACGGGTCCACTTCCTATTACTAGGACGCAGACTCTTCTCCAACTCAGGCACCCAATAGAATCTAGAGATCCTCGACAACGGATTGATCCCACCAAACTTAAGGACCTTCTTTCCGGTAGGGAGTAATACATATTCCCACTTGTTAGGAGGCTTCTTAGGTTTAACGCGTACAGGGCGAGAACGTCTCCAATCAGCCTTCTTCTTAAGAAATTCCATATGGAGCTTCTTATTACAAAGGACGTCTGGATCTGCTCGAGGTTTACGAGCATACCATTCGTTTATCGGATTTGGCGAAGACTTTCTCGGTTTCTTTCCTTCAAAATCCTTTTGGGAATTACGATCTGTTGTGTAACGAGACAACTTACAAGGTATAACCGGGTAACCATCCGCGATCGAAATCCAATCGCCGAAGCCACCAGAAGTGGTGACCCCGACTTTGAATACCGCCCACGGTTCGGTTAAACTCGGTACATCTTGCTCGAAGTTCGGCATAACAGACGCCCCTAAAGTTAAGAAAGAAAGTGCAGGCGGTCACTAACCGCCAACAAAGCTTCCGAAAGGAAGCCCCAGGTTTAGGAAAAGAGGTCGATGAAATAGTAAATCAACTCTCGAAATAGCTGAAC